ATATTATTCCAATATTCTCTACTATCTTGTGCAATTCTTCCTCTAGCATCAGGATCTTCTAATGCAGAAGAATAAATTTCTTTATTAATGCCTGGAGAAAAAGGATCAACATTAGGTGTAAAAATAGATTCTTGTTTTGTAAAAGGATCAACATTAGGTGTAAATATATTATCAGTATTTCCATAGTTAGGCTGTTCTTCTTGAATATATATCTCTGCCATTATTAATCCTTTTTAATTTTTATAGATTGTGTAAACCCTTGTAGTCTTGGATTATAAACTTCGTCAAAAACATTTCTGTTTTCATTAATAGCTCTGTTAAAAGCATCTTCACCATAAGTATCATAAAAATCTTTTTGATTTTTTAAAGAAGGATTATTGTATAATTTTTGTACTTCAGTTGGAGGCTTGTCTGTAGTTGCTGAACTTTTACTAATATTACCTATAGGATCTTTAAATCTTTGATCTATATTATGAAATATAGAATTCTCACTTCTGAAATCTAATTTTATAGCATCATCATGTGAAATACCTTTCTTTCTTAATTCTTTATATCTTTGACGCAACTCTTGTTGTGTTCTTATCCACTCTAAATTACCTTCAGGATTTAATACCCTACCTATTTCTGGATATATATTAAATTCTATTTCATTAATAATATTAGAAAGTTCTGTTCTATGTAAAGCAGTTATGCTTTTAAGATTTGCATCTGATGAAAAATATTCGCCATATTCATCAAAAGATGTTTTATCAAGACCTTTGCCTAATAAATCTCTTAATGAAACATTTTCTAAAGGCTTATCATCATTAACACCTGGGATTGTTCTAATGTTGCCGTTATTATCTCTTATTGTTATTGTTGGTGCATCATAACTATCTACCTTAGAATCTTTAGCAAAAATTATTTTATCTAATTCATTAAGTAAATCAATATCAGTAAAATCTAATTTTAAAATACCTTTTCTATATTCACGCACTTTTTTTATAATATTATCTCGTATTTCAATACCTTCTTCATTTTGCCAAGGGTAATTTCTTATTTCATTTATTTTAAGATTGTTTAAGAGAGCTTGATTTTCTGGTGAAAAAAGTTTGTCAAATTTTATTTGACCTTTAAGATTTATGTCGTCTGCATTTCTTTGATCATTTTGTCTTTGTGTAATATTAAATTCATTAATATCTTCAACAAATTCATTCCATGTTTTTCTAGTAATATTTAAGTCAGGATCTATAAGTTTTCTATATTCTTCGCTACCATATGGTATTTTACTTATTCTGTTATAAATAGCTTGATAATTTAAAGCTTGATCCTCTCTTAATGGTATAGCTTTGCCCTCTTTATCAGCTAGAAATTTTATGTAATTATTTAAATATGCAGTACCAATCTCTTCTAAAAATTCTTGTTTATTATAAGGATATCCATTGTTTATCGCTAAAAGTTCTAAATCAGAAGCAATTCTTTGACTACCTTGCAAATCTGAAAGCAAACCTATTGTTGACGTTTTAGTTGCCATACCATCTTTAACAGTTTTGTTACTAGAATCAATATAATTACCTACCCTAACTTTATGAAATTTAGATTTCATAGAATCAAATTTTTGCAAATTGTTAACCATAACTGTTTGGTAATTAGATTGATAACGTTGTCCAACAGCTGGATCATTTTTCAAAAGTGATTTAGCATAAGCATCTTCTTGTTGAACAATTTTATTTTTCATTCTGTTTATTTCGTCAGGTGATAATTCAGCATTAGCTGGATTAGATGCTATTTCATAAAAAGCCTCATACATTCGCCTATTAGCTTTAGCAGTTTCATCTCCCACTTTCATAGTAATTCTTTCTTTTTCTACTTGATCATCTCTTTGTTTTTTTGCTATAGCAAATTTATTTACAATTTCAGCTAATCCTGAAAGAGGTGAAATGTTTGCAACTGATCCTGGATTAAATTTAATATCACTACCTGCTTGTGATTTTATTTGTCCTCTAACTATTTTAATTTGTCCCATAATTTAAAAACCCTGTCCTGCTGATCTACCTATACTGCTTCCTGAAGAATTTGCTCCAGCACTAAGGCCCCCTAGGGTTGTTCCAGTTGATGTTGTTGCTGGTGGTGTATAAGATTGACCTGCCATATATCCTGTTGCAATACCACTTAATAATGTTTGGCCCATTTTAGCTGTATTTGCTGCTAATGCTCCAGCTAATCTAAAATCTCTAGCATTTAAATCATATAATATTTCTAAATCAGCAAAATACACAGCTTCATCATATTGATCTATAACAGTATCTAATTCATGCTTTGTTGTAAATTCATTCATAACAATGCCTCTAAGAGCTTGTGTTGCTATTTTTTCAGATATTAAAGATTGTGTTTGTGAATTCAAATCTATTCTTTCTTTTATATCTCTTATTTTTTTAGCTCTTCTACCTGCCTTATCAGCTTGTTTTATAAATTTACGTTCTTGGTATTGACCGATTAAACTTAACCCAGTCGCTACTCCTACTGCTATTTGTAACCACATATTAATCTGTTGTTACTAATGTTCCAGTAACTGCTAGAACTGTCATAGGTAGGGGTTGTGTCTGTTTTATGGTTATCTGACCATCTCTATCCCAACCTAAGTTAGTAACTCTTTTATCTCCTGTAAACGCTGGTATTGGCTCACCCATTGCATTTGCCGAACTTCTAAATGGAAGTTGGTCATTGTTAATAGTTACGCCAACACTATCTAATAATCTTACTATAATTTCATTATACCTTTTTTTCCTGCCTTGTGCAGTACCTGCTTGTGCAGTACCTTCTGGTCTTAATGTTTTTATAGTAGAAACATAACCAAGACCTACCTCTATTGTTTTACTTTCAAATGTACTTGGAAGGCTAACTGTTACTGCTCCGTTAGTAACTTTTTGTTTTGGATACACTGCATCATCTATAAGTATTTGTACTGTTTCACCTTCTAAATGATCTAAGCTTGTAACTGTTGTAGATGATCCTGTAACTGTTCCTGCAAGTCCAGAATCTTGATTTAATGTACTGTCTAAATATTCTACATATTGTACTGTTGATCCGTTGATTAATCTTTGCACAATAATATAAACTGTATCTTCTGATGCCTCTGATATTGTTGTAATACTTTTTACATCTGCATGAGTTTCGTTTTGTATTGCAAGTCTTACAGGGCTACTGCTATCTACTGTAAGAAATCCTGTACTTTCTGGTGTAGTTTCTGTAATAGTTACTTCAGCACTAGATACTGTAGCTGTAAAATCTGCATGACCATTTATAGCTGTCTGTAAATTACTTGCTGTCGTATTGTTATTTGTTTCTGTTTTAAATTCATTTGTTCCTGCAGTGCCTGTTGTAGATGTAAATGTAACAGTTGTGCCATCTGATTTTGTAAAAGTAAGTGTAGAACCTGATACTATATTCGCATAATCAGAAACTGTAACAGTACATGATTGTGATTTACCACCTATAATGTGTCTATGCCATGCAAGTATTTTTTCGTCTTTTAAATATGTAAGTCCAACTAGCTCACCATCATCTCTTACTGCATATAATATTCTGTCTGGTTCTTGTGCATATGCTAGATCAACAAGACCAGTGCCTGTTACATGATCTGCTAACAAGTTAAGATCTGGAGCTATATAAGCATCATCTGCAAATCTAAACTCAAATGCTCTTACCTTTTGTCTTTGTCTTTGCACAAATAATACAGCATCATCAATTTGTACTGGTAATGTACTATGTGTTCCATATGTAGTTTGTTGTGTAATATTTACATTGTCTGGTTTTAATGGTTCTCCAGTAGGTCTAGCTACTTTAAATTCACCACCTGCTGTTAAGATAATAAGATCTCTAGCTGGTGCTAATGCTCTAATAACATTTACTTTATTAGATGCAATGGTATATATAAATGCGTCAGATGCACTTGCATCATCTACATCAAAATTTTCAAATAATCCAGACTGTGATGCAAATATAGTTTGTGGAAATGATGTTGTTCCACCATAAATTAATCGTTGTTCGAAAAAAGTAACAGCTTTTGGAAACCCTGTTGTGTCCGAAAAAGTTCCTAGTTGCCAATCTGTTGTTGCTGTAGAAGCATCTAAAGCTGTAAGTATTTCTATTGTTACATTTTGTGCATCTGTAAATGCTGTTATTTTTGCATGACCATTATGTAATTTTACAAGTCTACCAACATCAGTTGATGCAAATAAATCTGCAGATGCAACTAATGCAACTCCTGTGCCAACTCCAGATGAACCTGGGTTTAAAGTTGTTGATGTAGTATTAGTATCTAAGTATGGTCCTTTTTCAAAAACTACATCTGCAAGTGTCCAAGATGTATGTCCTGTTCTTGATAACTTTTCTGGCTCATGTGAAGGATGCACTATATACATTACATCTGCTGATTGTGCAAATTGTAAATCAAATACTTGTGCTGATGTATATGGTGTTGCAATTTCGTAAACCTTTGCTGCAGTACCACCTGATGTGTATGTAGTATAGTTAGTAGAATTTACACCTGACAATTCAAATGTATGTGTTGTTACATTTGCTATCGTGTATCTTCTGCCATTTACTTCTGTCATACCACCTACGCTGTTAATCCAAACATCATCTCCATTACTGTAGCCATGTGAAGTAGCTGTGACAACTGCTGGATTTGCTTTTGTAATAGCAGATATAGATTTGTCTGCCTCTGTTATTTGTCCTTGATCTTTAAAAAATCTTATATACTGATTGCCAAACTCTAACACATATGCTTGTTCATCATTAAATTCGAAAGGTATAAGTCTTGTAGTATTCGCAGAGTTTTTGACTTCACATATGAATCTACTGCCACTTCTTCTAGTTGCACCACCTTGTGGAAACACAGTCATGTTTTCTAGTGTTTCTACACCATTGCTATACTTGTCAAGATTAGTCTGTCCAAATAGTTTAGGACTAAGTTCACCTGCAGTAAAATTTGTTTGTATTGGATGTGTTCTAGCCATTATCTTCTAAAATCCGTAAATGTATCTGAAACAAGATCATCAATAAACCCTTCTTGTCCATCAATACTACGAGCTTCAGAAAGTTTAAGCTGGTAAAGCCTATACATTTGTTCTTGTACTTTTAGACTATTAGTTACTGGATATGCTAAGTCAGATGCAAGTTTAGTAATTAATGTGTCTACAAATAAAGAATCAAACAGTGTTGTGTCTGTAATCCTTGCAATATAAATTATCTTGGCAGTTTCTTCATCTGTTAACAACACCCTGCCTTGTGTTGAAAAATTTTCTACTTTAAATATATAATCCTCATATTCCATAGCTAATACTCTTAGACAATAAGGATCTGTAGGTAAGGCAAATTGATAATCATAGCCATATACAGGTGAGTCAGAAAGCTGTGTCAAACTTGCTCTTGTTATTGCAAAGTTCCAAGGATGACTTCTTAAACAAGCATCTCTTGCATCTTCGTAAAAAGCATTACATAATCTAGCTCTTTCTGAATCATCTGTTAAGGAAGTTATAGGATCATCTCCTAATCTTCTAAGTGCGTTTGAACATATTGAAACTTCTGTTGCCATAATTCACCTTGTAAGAGGGTAGCCGAAACTACCCCCTGTTGTTGTTTTTAGTCTACAACATATGTAACGATAACTGTTACGTCACCAGCTGCTGCTGTTGCTGCTACGTTAGAAATAGTTAAAGCTATTCTTAAAACCCCACCTGGATCTGATGATAACCCACCATCTTCCCAAGCAAAGTTAGAAACTGCATTAACATTTCTAGCTTCGAAAGCAACTTCAGCTCCACTAGTTTCTGCAGCTTGTAAAGTTGTTATAGCTGTTGCATAACAATCTTCATCAAGAACAGTACCATCTTCATAATATAGACCTACATTGGTTGTCAAAGTTGGTGAACCATTAGAATCTAGATCATCATTGAATAGTTTAATTGATAATACTTTTGCATTAGATGGGATTTGTACCATCATTAATACATCATCATTATCAATGTCGCCTGTTCCTGCTGCAATCGTTCCACTTGCTACACGCATCCTGCCCTCTAAACTTCCAGTTTCTAGGACCTCTCTAGGCGATGCGTCTAGTGCTGTAATTTCGACTGATTTAGCTGTTGCCATTTTTGATTCCTCCTATTAACTTTCAGTACATTCTATCTCAACAACTTTTTCATCTTCGATACGAGTTGCACCGATAGTCATTGACAAGAATACCTGTGTTGCATAATTTTTGTCTGCTCTTTCAGAAATTCTAGTTTGAATATCTGAGCCTACAGCAAGGCCGATACCAGATTTAGCAAATGCTAAAACTAATCTGTTGCTAGATGAGTTAGTATCTAGTCTTTCTGTTCTAATAAAATTGAATCCCATAAATGTATCAATTTCACCTTGAACAAGTGCTTTAACAGAGTTAAAGTCTGCAGATGTAATTTGTGTTATTGCTAACAAATCTGATAGTTGTTTAGATGTGCATACTAAATATCTTTCCTCTTCAGGATCAATATCAGCAGCATCTAAGATTTCTTTTGCTTCGATCAGTTTTGTAACTGATAAACCAGCAGAGCCGTGAGCAATTTTTTGCCCAGATGGTAATGCTACTGTTGTACCACCAGCTACGCCACCGAAGGCATTACCAGAAGCTGCATCAATAATTGCATCATCCATTGCTCTTCCCATAGCCCATGCACCTGCTTGTGCATATTCAGACTGTGGGCTGATAAGCATCCTTACTTTATCTTCTTGATCAATTAAGTCTGCCCAATCGTAATCATCCATACTTACTTTCCTACGAGAGTGAGGTGTGTCAACTCTTGGAGTGTCGCTATGTCTGGATGTTCTTTTTAGCGCAGCAGTTGAGCCAATTCTTTCAAAGAAATGAGATTTACCGACAACTGTTTCTGTACGGACTGCATCTCTAAGTCTTGAACCTTTTTGCTGTGCCAAATGAAATACATTACTTTTATACTGTTCTATAAAAGCTGTAGTTATTTGTACTGACATATTTCAGTCCTCCTATAAAAATATATTATCGGTATTTATCCAAATGGGATACCTTATAAAATACGTTTTTATCAAACGGATGTTTAACGCCTATCATGGCCACCCCATCTGTTATCCTTACGGGCAGAACTTTGGTATCTTAATTATAGCACAAGAAAATTAATTTCCATAAACTTTTTCGTGCAATTGCCTCATTCTTTCTACCATTGACTTATGATCTCTATGTGAAGAATCAAAATATGGATTCTTAGGATCAGCCATAATCTGTTCTATTTCTTGTTTTGCATCAAGAGTAGAAGCTGCAATAGTATTGTTTTGCGTGTTCTTTGCCATTTCTTCTGTCACTTCTTGACCTAATCTAGCAAAAAATTTAATCATAGCTGGATCATTACCTGCTGGTCCATTAAGAACTTCTTTTAGTCCTTCATCACCATATACATCAATAGCTCTCATAGCAGAACGCAGATTCTTATCATACTCAAAACCCCATTCTTGTTTTAGAGTTTGCTCTGCTTCTTCTCGTTGCACATTCATTTGTGCTTCTTGAAGCTGTCCAGTATTATCAATTTGATTTACTTGATACTGTAATAAAGCATTTACCTGATCGTTGTTTAGCCCTATCTTGTGTGCAACATTTTTAAATTCACCTACTGCAGTTTCATTAAAATGTTGTTTATGAGTATCTGGAATAGATAAATCATATTTTGTAGGATCTTCAGGTCTGCCTAATTTATTATACAGTTCTGCTTTTTCCTCATCATTTTTAGGTAATGGTATTCTACTACCTATCATTTTTTGTTGATGAACTACTGTTTTTGCTAATGATTCTACATCATTTAGATTTTGCAAAGTTGGTTCATTCCTAAGTTCTTCTGGCAAAGATGATTTCCAATCAGTTTCTGTTTGATTATCACTTATGCCAGATCCTAATACAGATTCAGAATTTTGTTCTGTTTCTGGAGTAGGGTTGTCTGCCACTTCTGTGGTCGTTTGTTCGTCAGCCATTATTATTATCCTCCTTTAAAAGATTTAGTATTCTGACTATCACTGCTCTTTGCCCTTCCTTAAAAGCAGTTTCATAGGGATCTTTACTAAAAGAACTCCTATGGTAATAAGCTGATGTAAGATCAGCTAAAACTCTTTCACCTTCTGGTGTGCTAAATGTTCCTCTATAGTCTATCTTCTGTTGTTTTAATTCTTGGTCTGAATCTTTATTCTTCAACTGCTACCTCTTCCTCTAAGCCTCCTACTACTTGCTCTAATACTTGTTGTGTATTTGGATCAGACGCATTTTTAAGGGCTGATGATTGTTTAGCTGCAATTTCTGCTTGTTGCTGTTGCATTTCCATTTGCTGTTGCATCATCTGTGCCTCCATTCTAGCTTGTCTAAGTTCATCTACTTCTTCTCTACCTCTGAGTACAGATTTAGGTACACCAAGTAGTTCAGCTCTCATTCTAACTGCTTCATCATTATTCAAGATATCCATGACTGATGGATCTGCTTGTCCTAGTTGCATAGCTAACTGATACAATCTTTCTACTGCTACTGCTTCTTCCATACGCTGTGATCTTGCGAGTGGACCTACATATTCAATATCTATAGATTGCCCTTCCAACAACTCTGGTGCTGGTAGAAAAGCATTTGCTCTAAACATAATACCAAACACTCTTTCTATAAGTGGGTTCAGAAATTCTGATTGGAATCTACCAAGTGTAGGACCTAGAAGTCTTTGCATAAGTTCGTATCTTACTTGTACTTCTGTAGCTGTCATCTGTGGTCCTTGTTGTAACTGTAACTGGTCTGAGTAGTATGCTTGTCTTATTGCAGTTTTAAGTTCGTTTTCTTTAAAAGCATTTAATTGCATATTTGCACCAGACTGAAATGGTTTTACTGCAGCATCACTTCTAATAACTGTAATACCACCAGGTGTCATTCTTACTCTACCTATAACACCATCATCCTGTACTAATAATGGAGGATCTATTGCTTTAGACCATGCTTTCAGTCCTAGCTCTACAGCTTTGTTTAATGTTTTAATATCTGGTAAAGCATTGTAGGACGGGGAACGACCATATACTTCACCAGTAGCTTTTGACCATCTAGGTACAAGATATGGAAACTCATTGTATCCACCAGTTCTAACGACCATCTTATCTTGTTCACATACATGACAAGAATGAAATGGTAACTTTGTGTTGGATTTACCTAATGCTCTTTCATAATCTTCTGTAGGTTCTACTGCATGAATGAAATCAAATTTTTTATCTGGTTTCATTCTAGCTGCTTCTTGTATTTTTGGTCCTACATTTTCTTCACCAAATTCTTGTATTGCTTGTCTGGCAGTTAATTTATATCTTCTGTATAAACAATCTATATATCCACTTACATTTTCACCAATGTAAAATTCTGATATGTGCATTGTTTTAAAATGTATAGAATCTATATCGTATCCTTTATTACCTTCCTCTACAAATAGACAACCTGTTCCTATAGAACAAAGATCAAGATATAGTTCATGTACTTCTGTATTAAAATTAGTTTGGTTAAATACATCATACATTCTTCTTGCAGAATCTTCTAACCATAACTGCACATCTCTATCTTGATTTATTTCATCATCTCTAATTTTTAAATGAAACCATTGTAGTGATGGTGATGTAAGAGTTCCTTGTAAACTAGCAGCTAATAAATTGTTTGCAGTTATAGCTGTAGAATCAAACAAGACCTCAGTTCTTTTATCTCCTTTTACTCTTACAAAAACTACGTCTGCTTTACGAGGCATAACATAGTCTAATATTTCTTGCCAATGATCTTCCCATGTGCCTCTACTAGAGGACATTTCTGAAAATCTTTTTTTTATATAATCAAACTTTTCCACTATTTACCACCTAACAATGTTTTACCAATATTAGCTTCTTCTTCAACACCAGCACCACCAGTTAAAATAGTAGAACTATAGCCCATTTTCTTGCCAGATATAAGTCTTTGCCTTTCTTTTTGCAATGCTTCCTCTGCTTTCCTTTCTCTTTCAAGAAGTTCTGCATCAGGTCCTGGTGGTAATTTTGGCATTTTTGGAGCAAGTATCGGTCCTATTATCGGGATATCACCCATCTGCAGTCCTCCTTTTGCATACCATACAATGCAATGTCATATAGTTTATCATGTTTTTTAAGAAAATTCTTCAAATATCCTTCTTTTTTAAAACCAACACCTTCAATTAGTTTCATACTTCTTTTATTTTGAGCAGTACAAGTAGCAGTTACTCGCTGACATTTTGCTTGATTAAAAACATAATCAAACATTAATTTTATAAATCTACGTTGCACGTGTTTAGGATCATCAGATGCTATGTGAACATATATATTATTACCATCATAACCACAAAATAAAATAACTCCGACGATATTATCCCACTCATCTAAAAAACCAATAGTAGTATAATCATCTACTTCTATATTAGCTCTAGGTTGTAACCACTCGTAAAATGTTTTACTCCACGACTGATCGTATATTGGTCTAATCATTATCCACCTAATAAAGTTTTTTTAGTTTTTGCAGTTTCACCTAGACCTTCTGCACTTGTCAATATTGTTGAACCACCATATTGTGATGCAGATGATGCAAGTCTTTGTGCAGTTTGATCTGGTTTAGGTACAGATTCCATAAGTGCTTTTGGACTAGGTGTTTTTCGTTTTTTACCACCTAGCGATCCTAGCACAGTACCAACACCTTTACCTACGGCACTAACTATACCACCAATAGCTTTTGCTACTCCACCCATTATTTCTTACTCCTTTTCTTTGGTGCATTTTTATGCACTTCTGTAAATGACTTACCTTTTAACATTTCTTTTTTCATCTTTGCAAGTGTAGCTTTTGTATGATGTTTGCTATGTCTTTTCAAAGATTGTTCTTGTCGTTTAGTAAGTTTCTTCATTTTTTCTTTGCAGTTTTTGCTGCTCTTTTAAAATTAGCTGCAGTTGGTGCGCCTTTAGATCCAGGCTTTCTCATTTTCTCACCACTACCTGCTTTAATCCTTTTACGTTTTTTATGTATGTTCGCATACAGTCCTGGTTTCTTCGCCATTATTTTTTCTTCCTTTTCATGTTTTTTGCAATAGCTTTAGCTACAGCTTTTGGCATCTTTGGGTTTTTTGCCATTAATTTTTTTGCACCATTTTTCTTTTTTGGTGGCCTTCCTTTTGTACTTCCGTATGTTCCTTTACCCATTGGCATAATTATATCCTCCGTTATGCTTTATTAGATTTTTTCTTTTTGTTTCTTGCTGCAAAATTTTTTGCTGCAGCTACAGAACCAAAACCCCATTTTTTTAGGGCTAATGCTTTCCTAGTAGGACGACCTTTACTATCTTTCATAGGTCCTTTCATACCAGCAAACCTTGCAGCAAAAGAAACACGTCTAGGGTTTGTGCCAGACTTGACAGGAGGTTTTAGATTAGCACCTTCTTTTCTTTTAAAGTACTTTCTACCTGCTGCAGTAAGTCCACCAGTTTTACTCTTGTGTTCTTTTCTCATGCAAAAACATTAAACTCCGATTCAGCTTGTGTAAACATTGGTTCGTAGTTTTTAACTCTTGCTTTTCTTAATGACATAACTGCATATCGCATTGCAGATATAACATCATCATGTGAAGCAACAATCTTACCATTCTTCCTATGATACATTCTAAGCTCTGTTAACAGTTTATCTTGATTCTTAAAAATTTTCAATCGTTTTGTTTGCATACGAGTATATAATTCCATGATACCAGCTTCAACTGAGTTACCACCTGATCCTTCTTTCTGTCCTTGCTGTGGTGGATTAGAAAAATGCTCTTTAGTCATAGACACACCTTCTGTTCTATATTGTTCAGTAAGTGATTTACCAGAACCTTTGTCAGCTTGTCTGCCGTCCATAGGCCAGATCACAGGTATCCAGTTACCTCTTGCTTTTATTGCACTTGCATGAATAGGTACAGACTCTTGCCTCATTGCATAGCTATCATAAACATATGCTATATCAGAATCTCTATCCCATGTTACCCACACTGCTGCTGTCGGGTGATCCCAACCAAAATCTATGCCACATATTCTAGGCCAGTGGTCAGGTATATCTACTGGTTCACATACTATATCATCTTCTGCAATAGGAAATACAAGACCAGAACCTAGTTGTGGTATACCTTGTTCTCTCATCTTTCTTTCGTGTGGTGGTAATGCAGCAAGTATTTGTTCTCTTGCCTCTTTTGTCATGTGAGGTGCATCATCCCAACCAGCTTGTAGTAATGCTTGTCCAGGTCTTAGATCATTTACAAACTGTGCAACTGTTTCTGTCATGCCAGATTCTGGTGTAAAAGTCATATATACAATACCACCTCTGTCTGCAGTTCTAGTAAGTGCTTGTGTATAAATTTGTGTAGGTGGTTCTTCATCTAGCCAGACCACATCTACTGCCTCACCCATCCATTTTTCTCTGCCCATTTCATATGCTTTGAAGGCAAGTCTGGACCACCCCCCTGAAATATGTTTAACAACAAGTGAGTTCATTGCATTAGGTACGCCTGGCTTTCTAGTTGTTTCTCCAATATCATCTAGTGGTATAGATCCTGTACCTTTGGCACTAGGATCATCTGGTTGACCTACAAGTTCTTTCTGACATACATCTCTAGTAGTTTCATTTGACACACCACCTACCCATGCTCTAATAGGTTTGTCAAACTTACGGCCTTTCCACCAGTCTGGGTATTTGCCAGTTAAATGAAATGCCATTTCTGCTGCACCACAAAAAGATTTACCTATTCTGTTACCAGCCATAAGTAATCTTTGAGATGCTTTTGTATTATGAAAATCTACTTGATACTTATAAGGTTCATAATGTTTTAGTCTATTAGTTGCCTTTCTTCTTTCAAGCTCTTTAGCTATTTCTACGGCTCTTTCTAAACTCATTTAAAAATTCTTCCTCAGTATATAAGCATTTGTTCCAGCAAAATACATAATAATTGTTTTCATCTTTCTCTAATAAATCAAGAGCATAACCACAACAAGGACAGTTATAATCTCCTTCATCACTACTTGGGTGATTTTCTTGCCAGTTTTCTAGTAGATATTCGTCCATTAGTTAAGATCATCTTTAGGAGTTGTGACCACTTTAATGGTTGATAACAAATGATTCAGCTCCTGCTGTAGCTCCTCGTCTGATTTCTTATTTGTTACATCTTCTATCTTATTAACTGTCTGATAACCTGTTCTGTCAAGCAAAGAATTGATAGCACCTAGCTTAACAGACTGTGTAGTTTTCTCATCTTCTACCAGTTTTATAAGTTTATCTATGGCCAAAGGTGCAGCATTAGCCATTAACTTCCTAGTATGCTCTGTAATTTCGTTAGATAGCTTGTTTTTAAGCTCATATCCCTGTTGTTCTGCAGTTTTAGGGCTATATCCTGCTTTTATTGCAGATGCCGTTGCATTTCCTGTCTGTGAGTAGTGTTCTATAAAAGCTTTTTGTTTGTCTGTCAACTGTCTACTTATCATATTAACCATTCTAACTCATTTATCTTGTATATGCAACAATAATGAACACCTTAACTTATGTTAATACATCAAAATACCCTACCACTGTGGGATC